AATTTCCTAAATTCTTTCCCCCATTTTTCCTAAATAATTCACTAATTTTTTCCGCGTTTTTCCTAAATAATTCACTAATTTTTTCCGCGTTTTTCCTAAACTACGAAATTAAAAACTAATAAATTTTTGAAAATATAATTATATTATTTTCATTTTGGAAAAATAATAATATGATTTTTTGGCATCAGTGCCGCATCATTATCACCAATAAAACTTGGTTTAGCATAATTTTTGTTACTGGTTTCGCTTTGTTTTGGATTATTGCTATACATCGCAATGATTTGGCTAACTAACTCGCTTCGCTGTATATCATTATTGTCCAAATGTACTAAATTTATATTTTTATATGATTTTTGAGATTGGATTGCGTTGTATTTTTTAATAAAATCTTTTAGCCCATTGTTTTCATATTTGTCGCTTTGGTCTAAATCTCCGGTTATCACCATGCGACTATTGGTACCTATTCTCGTTAGCAGCATATACATCTGGTTGGGGCTACTGTTCTGCATTTCGTCGGCGATTATAAACGAGTGCTTAAATGTGCGGCCGCGCATAAAGCCTAGGGGCGATATTTCTATCTGACCATTTAGCATCATGTTAGTTACTTGCGACTTCGAAAAATATTCTTCGAAGATATCAATAATGGGCCGCGTCCATGGGTCCATCTTCTTCATAATAGTGCCGGGTAGGAAGCCGATTTCCTCCTCCACTGGCACCACCGGCCGTGTAATAATTATCTTATCTATTTTGCCGTCTTTTAGGTTCTGAATGGCCGCATTACACGCTAATAAGGTCTTGCCGGTGCCGGCGGGCCCAATAACCGCCGTTATGCTGTCGTTCTTGTTATTGAGTGCGGCAACGTATTTGCGCTGGTTTTCGGTCTTGGCTTGGTATAAAAAAGTGAGCTTACCACCTTCTTCTTTAAAAGTCTCCTTTTTCATATAAAACTGGACTTTTTTAGAATAGCTGCTTACCATTCGTTGGTTATAAGACAATGATTTGGAAAAAAATAGAGCAATTGTAAAAATATGGAACAATCGCATGTAATATAATTATAATAAACGATTAAATCTAAGTAGTATTTGTTATATAAATAATAATTATAACAAATATTTGAAATGTAAAAAAGGTGTAATAACAAAAATACATTATTTTTACAATATAATTATAGCTATAAAAACTATAATTATAATAATACATAGTAATATATACCAATTTACATGTGCATACGGCGTCTAGTACGTTTGCCACCATACTTCATTCCAGACCCCATACCATAATTCATGCCATTGTATCCCATACCATAATTCATGCCATTGTATCCCATACCATAATTCATGCCATTGTATCCCATGCCATTGTAAGACATGCCTTTATTCATACCACCACGCTTCATTCTACGCATTGACCTTCTTCTACGCATCGACATTTTACGCATTTTATTATATAATAACTTTACAAAAAAAAATAATTTCCTAAATAAGAAATTTCATTTAATAAGAAATTTCCTAAATAAATAGAAATATTATTGATTTATGTTTATACTGCGCTTCATTTTGGATTTACATCATGGAACACGCTTTTATAATAACTCTTTATGTTATTATAAGACAATGATTTAAAGATAATTACACTTGATAATAGTAATCATTATATATAATTTTGTTTTTTATACTACGAGACATTTTTGCTGCCGAAATATGTTCGTATTCGGCCGCCTTAGCTATGGTTTCCCACGTCCCTAAAATGGTACCAGTATTTGCTTCTATTTTTTGCACTTTTTTACCCGTAGAAGATGTCGCCTTATATTTGTGTTCATCTTGTTTCAATGATAACCCATAATATGGAGTTGATTTTAAACTGTTAATTGGGGAATATTAAATATTTATAAAATTGAAAGTAAATAAATAATGATTATATATTTATACAGAATAATTATGGAAGAGCTATGTATTCCTTGTGAACCAAAAAAAGAAAATAAATGTCCTCATGGAAAAAGAAAATCAAGATGCGTTGATTGTGGTGGTTCTGCTATTTGCGAACACAAAAAAATAAAAATACAGTGTAAGGAGTGTGGAGGTAGTCAAATATGTATTCATAAGAAGTTAAAAACTATTTGTAAGGAATGTGGCGGAGGCTCCCTTTGCGAACATAATAAAAAGAGAAGTGTTTGTAAAGAATGCGGCGGTGGTTCATTTTGCGAACATAATAAATTAAAAACACAATGTAAAGAATGCGGGGGAAGTCAAATATGCGAACATAATAGATATAAAGCAGAATGTAAAGAATGCGGGGGAAGTCAAATATGTGAACATAATAAAAATAGAAAAGTTTGTATAGAATGTAAAGGCGCGTCTATATGCGAACACAGTAGAAGAAGAACAAATTGTAAAGAATGCAACGGAACAAATATATGTCCACATGATAAAATAAAGCAACAATGTAAAGAGTGTGGTGGAAGTCGTATATGTATTCATAATATACAAATAAGCAACTGTTTTCCATGTAATGGCTCAAATATATGTGTTCATAATAAAAGAAAAGAATGGTGTAAAGAATGTGGAGGTTCAAGTTTATGTAAGTCTTCTTGGTGTGATAAAAAGAAACAAAATAAATATCAAGGTCATTGTCTTACATGTTTTATTCATTTATTTCCAGATGAACCAAACACAAGAAATTACAAAACAAAAGAAAAAGACATAGTTGACCGAATTAAACTAACATTTTCAGATTTCACTTGGGTTGCCGATAAAAAAGTCCAAGATGGTTGTTCTAAAAGACGACCAGATTTATTATTAGATATGGGTTCACACATTATTATTGTTGAAATTGATGAAAATAAACATACGAACTACGATTGTAGTTGCGAACATAAGCGGTTAATGGAATTATCACAAGACCTACAACATAGACCAATTGTATTTATTCGGTTTAATCCAGATGATTATACTAACCAAGACGGCGTGTTAGTAAAATCTTGTTGGAAGTTAAATAAGTTGGGCGTTATACAAATATCAAAAACCAAACTAAAGGAATGGGAAGAACGTATAGCGACATTGAAGCAACAAATACAGTATTGGATTGACAATCCAACAGAAAAAACAATAGAAATTATTGAATTGTTTTATTAGGTTGGGATTGGGACTGAAAATAACACTTTATTTATTTCTCTTAAAACATTAGACAAATCAAAGCCGTCATCATTAGGGTTGTATCTGATTATTTTATTCCCTAATGATAATATGTATTCTTCTCTTATTTTTTCTTCCGTTGGGCTTCTATCTTTGTGATTAAATTCATCACATTCTACTACTAATTTATAGTCTATAAAATACAAATCTGCTTTATACTTACCAATTGTAAATTGTCTTTTTAAACTTAAAATATCCTTGTATGAATTCTCAATAAATCCAATTGTTTGGTTTTCAATACACATACCTATATTAATTTGTTTTACATTATCTGATACATCTACAATATATCTGTTTCTTAAATTATAAGAATTCTTTAATAATTCAAATGCGTCTTCTGTTAGATAATATTCTATTTTGTTTTGCCCTCCGTTTTGTTTTATATTTTTATGTTTATTTTTGTCAATAACATAATGAACATTTTCCTTATAATTTTTTTTTAAATTTTTAACAATAGTACATTTTGTATTAGACAAGTATAACAATTCATCTAAATTCCGCGTAAATAAACTCATAATCAATTATAATTTTATTTATTTTATAATAAATAAAATCAATTTTTATATAAAATAAAAACTCTTTTTTACATTTTCAGATTATTTTCACGGTAAGCGCCAAATATACTTTTATCCGCTTATTATTTTTAAAAGCGATTTTATAAAAGCGACCACCAATTGCCTTTCGTGTTTAAAACCGCTCCTCCAAAATGAGGAACTATTTTTTATAAAAATATTAATATTACATTTTATTTCGCTTTCTCTGTGCAGAAAGCGGTGTAACTACCACTTGCTCTTTTTGACTGCTATTTTGGGCCCTTGGCCTCTCTTTTTGACGTTATTTGGGTCATATTGTTCCTCATTGTCGTCGTCGTTGAGCTGCTTGGACAGCTCCCAGAAGTCTTTGGAGCCGAGGCGGAAATCGTTGTGAGCATCTGCCTTGTACCAAAACACTTGGTCTTGGAGTTTGTTGGATTTTGCGTTGTTATTGATGACGAGACACTCAAAATTCTCCGTACATTGGTCCATCACTTGGCAAAACGACTCCAATGTGGGGAACATGCCCGCATAATTCTCATAAATACGCTTCCGATTGGCGATATAGGGTTCGCGCAAAATAAAGACGTAATCAATGTTAGTTCTGAGCGTCGGCGGTATGCCTAATGGATATTGCATTGTGATGAGTAACATCACCTTCCAGTGCCGCCCGTTCATAAAAAGTAATCGCATCATTTTATCCCGCGCCCACGTGTTGTCATAGAGGCAATCGTCTAAAATGACGAACGTGCGTGGATCAATAGTGCTTTTATTGAATTGTTCAATTTCTTTCTTGACTTGCCGCAAAACGCCGCGTTGGCGCTTCAATATGTTCTCGATGATGGCCGTATTGTATTCATTATGGATAAAGAGTTTTGGTACCAATTTGCCGTAGAATCCGTTACCTTCTTCCGTGCCAGCGATGACGGTGCCGATAGGAATATCTTGATGATAGTATAACACATCGCGAACCAAAAACGACTTACCGGTGTCACGACGTCCGATTAAAACGACGACTGGACCTTTAGACTCATTCGGTTTAAAACTGATGCTTTTCATGTCAAATTTTTTTAGCTCTAAATTCATTAATATACTTTAGAAATAAATTTTATATAAAATAACGTATGAATTAGTTTTCAGTCCTTTATATAAAATTAAAAAAATATGCGGCATATAAAAAGAAAATAGTTACAACTATAGGAATAAATATTTGTATGACAATTACTCTAAACATAATTATACTAACATAATTAACCAACCCTTTTTAATATATTTAGCATATCTAATAAATAAGATTTATAACAAATAAGTTAAATATAACTTTAATTAATATTTTTATTAGCTAATGGCTATTGAAGTTAATTATAATAAACGGAAAAACACACAGATTTTTTCAAAATTTATGAGCAATAGTAATCTGAACTTGGATACAGTTCAAAATTATATACCAATATACGATCGTTTTTTTTCATTAAATGCGAACAATTTTAATTCAATTAATTTTAATAATAAATTGTTTATTAGCGATATAAAGGACAATAAACACAATAAAAATATCGACGAGACGCATATATTTAATTGTAAATTACAGCATATGGTGGATGAAACCTATAATATAAATACAAAAGTATTTATCAAAATGGCACCGCTTCTGGATCCTTTCAAATATCTTGTTGGTAAATATAACTATACCGATCCTAATTTGTTTACTTTACCGACATATGATAAATCAAATAATTGCCACACAAAAATTAATAACCCAAATAATTCAGCGTATATTGATGGACTTTTTTCATATTTAAGCAGTCAAATATTACATCAGCATAATTTTATACATGGTTTAGACTTTTATGGATCGTTTTTAGCCATTAAGAACGATTATAATATAAATATTATAGATGATATTGATTATTTAATACAATCAGAGTTTTTTAATAAACAGCAGAGTATTTTGTTTCATGTAGAGGATTATTCACATTTAATTTCTAATACATTTGATAATAAAATAAAACCCATTAATATATCTTCTAGTTTAAAATCTAATTTTTCTATTAAATCAATCAATGATGATATATTTGAAAATATATTTGAAAAAAAGGGCGAAATAATACCATTAACCCTTGACGACATTAAAAATTCCAAATTAGATTTGGTTGATATTACAAACAGCCCTAGTAATTCGTTTAATGATGTACCAACCCATACAGAAACATTAAAATCGGGGTCATCGTGTTCTTCGAGAACATCACATACAAATGAGGATGATATTAGTGATACGGAAAGCGATAGCAACGAATCAGAATCAGAATCAAATTCTGACGTAGAATCAGTTTCCTCATCAGAACCAAATAATATTTCGGAAACTATAGAGGATAACAGCATAGATGAAGAAACACTGCTACTAACATTCCCAAAATTTCCTATTCAATTAATATGTATGGAAAAATGTGATAATACATTTGACGATTTAATTTTAAATAATAATATAAACCAAGACGAATGGTTTTCTGCGCTAACGCAGATAATAATGATATTAATAACATATCAAAAAATGTTTTCATTTACACACAACGATCTTCATTCTAATAATATAATGTATGTTGAAACTAACAAAAAATATCTCTATTATATATATAAAAAAAATACATATAAGTT